TACTAAAGAACTATGGACTGATGTTGCTCCCTTTACTACAATGGTTAGTAATCAGGAGCTACGCTCAGTACCAGACCCTGTTTTCAAAATGTTTGAACACAGGAATCCTTGGATTAAACAAGAATTCCAAGCAGCAGAAGGAGCTACACTAGACAATGATAATGCTGGTGATAGCTTAGAAATTGATAATATCTACAACTTAGCATCTTCACCAGACTCATCTTACATTGGTTTGCAATGTGAAGTATGGGATGTAACTAAAACTACAAACAGAGGTGTTGTAGTAATTACTGCTATTCCAGAAGCTAATCATATTACAGTAAAAGCAATAGATGGTGCTATTAGTGTATCAAACAATGATTACTTTTGTGTAATTGGTAACGCACATGGTGAAGGTAGTTCTGCACCAGATGCATGGTCTGATGAACTTGATGTAGTGTTTAATAGTACTCAGATTTTTAAAACACCATTACAAGTTACTGGAACTTTACAAGCTGCAGTACTTAGAGGTGAATCATCTGAATTAGCTAGATTACGCAGAATGAAAGCACAAGAACATAAAATGCAAAAAGAAAAAGCTTTCTTATTTGGTAAGAGGCTTGGTGGAACTGGTCTTGATTTACAAGATGGTTCTACATCTGATTCTTTTGCTGATGGTGGAAGAACTGATTCTGCTGGTAATTTAATTAGAAGTACATATGGAATTGTATCTGCATTAGAGCAGTATGGTTCTTCTGATACTTCTAAGGATTATCAAAACATTTTTACTGTATCTGAGGCTAGTTACTCTTATGGTAGTTTTGTAGATGATATGGAAAAAGTATTTCAGTATGTACCAGAAGCAGGTGTTAAGCGTGCTTTTGTAGGTGCTGGTGCTTTAGGATATTGGTCTAAAATGGCTGGTGATAGTGGATTAGGTGGTAATTCTGGTTGGACTATAAATCTTGGTGATATGAAAAGAGATTCATTAGGATTTAATTACAGAGTACTAGAAACACCTCATGGCATGATTCAGTTAATTCCAACTCCAGCATTGCGTAATCAGTATAATAAATACATGGTTGTAGTATCTGACGAGAATTTATTTCACGCTCAGTATAGACCAGCAATGTATCAGGCTAATATTAAAACTGACAATGCTTTTGATGGTGTTAAAGATCAGTATATGTCTGATGAAGGACTTGGTATACAGTTAATTGAGAGTCATTCTCTGTTTAAAATCACAGATTAAGGAGGCTTATTATGGCTAGACCTTACTTAGGTGGTTCAACAGCAGGAATAAAAGCTGTAAGTGCTGATGTAACATTAGCTCCTGCAGATTCTGGTAAAAAAATAATTGTTGATGCGAGTGCCGCAGGAAACTTTACAATTACTTTACCAGCAACTGCATCTAGCAAGGGAATTGAATACGACATAGTTCTTGGAGTAGCAAGTAATGCTGCTTCAGAAGTGTTAGTTGTTTCAGATTCTCATATTGTTGGAGGTCTAATATTAAATAGCACAGGAGCAGTTACTGCAATAACATCTGGTACAACCAGAGGTTTTGGAGACGCTTCAGATGCTGGTTCACGTATGCATATAGTATGTGATGGTGCAAAATGGATCATCTTAAATGCAAATAGTGATGTAGCATTTGTTACTGCTTTTAGTTAATAGAAAATAAAGAGTGAGGGGCATAAAGCCCCTCCTCTTGTGAAAGGAAATAATTATGCCAAAAGGCAAAGGTACATATGGGTCTAAAAAAGGTAGACCACCAAAAAAGAAAAAGATGAAATCAGTAAAAAAAAAATCCAGTTCTAGAAGCTCTAAGAAAGCCTATTAAGATATGACGCATACAGAGTTAAACGCATATATTAAAAAAGTATTTCCTGATGAATCTAATGCTGATATAGCTTTGCATTTAACAGAAGCGTCAAGAGATTTTACTAGTAGAACTAAAATATTAAAAGGTGTTGAAACGTTTAATACTGTAATAGACCAACGTTATTATGATTTAAATGATTTAGATGGTGATGATAGTGAAACAGACCAAAGACATATAGTAGAAGTAAATAAAGTAGATTATGATAATTATACTATTCAACGTTTAGTTACACCTCCAGATGAAGTGGATATAACATAATGGCTAGAACTAATGCACAAAAACACAATTGGTGGATTGAACGCAATCAAATAGGAATTGTTAAAGCAAGTACATCAGGAAGTACTTCATTTACAAGTCCTACTGAAGTAAAAGAAATACGTTTATATGTTTCTAGAAATGATTGGGATTTTGAAGCTAGTTCAGGAAGTGGTAGTACTACATTAAGAAATGATGATAGTCCTAATTTTGATAAAATATATCACATTGCATTAGCCTATTACACTATTGCAAAATTATTTGAAATAAAAGCTTCTGCAGATGAAGACCCAGAAATACTTGGGTTTGCTCAATTGTGGAGAGCTAAATATGAAGATTTAGTAGCTAAAGCAAAAGGAACAGATAATCAAGGTAAACTTGGTTCTGCTAATAGCTATATTATTGTACCCAGCGATGGGTTTTTATTATAACCAATATGACCATGAGAATAGCCAAGCTCGGTAAGTCATAGTAAGGAGAAACAAGATGGCATTACATAAATACTCAGTAAATGAATCAAACAACATTGGATTAGGACAAGCAGGTTCTATATTAGAAACGGGAAATACTCCTGTATCTGGTAAAGAAATTGTAGCTATTACATTTTTAGAAGATAGTGTATTTAGCTTACTTACACCTGAAAGTGGTACTAATCTTTACATAGGAAACTCTAATAATAATGGAGACAGCACAGCAAGTGTTACATTTCCACAAGGAGTTACAATTTTTGGTCGTTGGTCTGCGTTTACTTTATCAAGTGGATCAGTAGTAGCATACTTAGGATAGATTATGCTTGGATTAGGCAGCAGTCTAGCTAAAGGTGGTGCATCCCTTTTAACCTTTGTTAAGGACAACCTTAAACTATACCTCGACTTCAAATCAAGCAAGTCAGACACGCTAAAATTCCCATCAGAAGGCTCAACAGAGTTTAATGGTAGTAGTAATTACATAGAAACTTCAGACAGTTCTGATTTTGATTTTGGTACAGGAGATTTTTCTATTTCATTTTGGTTTAATGTAGATGATATTGATTGGAATTGGGCAGTATCAAGAGTAAATAGTGCAAATAGTAATGATGTTTTTAGGGCAGGAATTAATAATAGTGGGAAAATTATATTTAGAGATATAGTGGGTAGTGTTGATGTTGCAGGAAGTACAACTATTTCAATTAATACTTGGTATCATTTTTTTGCTGTAAGAAATAATGGCGTTTTAAAAGTATATCTTAATGGTTTTGAAGATGGAAGTGCTTCATCGGGTGGTAATCTTGATAGTGATAAAGGATTTATAATTGGAAGATGGCAAGGTAATGGAGATTATTGGAATGGGCAACTTACTAATGTAGCAGTTTGGTCAAGAGCATTAGAGCCAGAAGAAATTCAATCCATAATGAACAAATCCTATAGCCAACTAAAGGGTGTAGAAAAAACAAGTTTAGTAGCATGGTGGGGGTTAGACGATGATACAGTAAATGGTGCTATTAATTCTCATGTACCAGAAATATTGGGAAATGAAATATTCCCTACATCAAATAGTGTGTATACTACAGATGGCTCACACTATACAAAAGATTCTGCTACTCCACCTAATCTTACATATCAAGATACAGGAACAGGAACTGTAACAATAAATGATTCAGATTTAGAAGAATCTATTAATATATCTGCTACATATAAATTAACATTTACAATATCTGGTCTTACAAGTGGACAAGCTAATTTAAAAGCAGTAAGTACCAATTTTGGAAATACCTATGTTGATGAAACTATGTTAGATAATGGTACACATACTTTTTATTTTATAAGACCTGCGGGAGGTGGAAATGGATTTAAATTTCGCTCTGATACTGCATCTGGTAGCACATTTACTATATCTAATTACTCACTTAAAAAAATAACTTCAGATTCTTACATAGGACACATACAAGGAGCAACAACTACCACATCAGTATATGGTGGCAATGC